GATTTATTTACCCCATCATATCCGTTTTTATTACACCAATCCTTTAGTGTTATTATTTTATTGGTTTTTTGCACGAGTACCCTCCACTACAGCTTCTCTTGTTTTCTCAGCTTGACCTGTTAGTTCACGTTGTCTTAATAGTGCTTCTAAAATTTCATCTTCGTCAGTTGAATTTTGCATCACATCTAATTCTTGTTGTTTTGCTCTTTCTCGCTCTGCTTTCATTTTTGAAATTTGATCTATCATTTCTTTTGTTCCATCGACTTGTGTCCATTTCCAGAAAGATTCTTGATCTAAAAGTCCAACTTGAATTAAATCTAGTGCTTGATCCATTCTTGAAGCTCTTGATTCAGGAAGAGAAGAACCAGGAACATAAGAAAAATCCATATCTGTATCTAAGTCATATGGTTGTATTTCTTCAAACATAAAACCAGTACCATCATCGGCTGGTTTTCTTATACTAATTGTTCTAGAATAATTGTTTGACAATAAGTCTAGTGTCATTTTATATATATCTATTATTGCATCACTACCTACTTCACGTTCTTTTGTACGGATAATTGTTTGGGCAGCTTCTTGTAATTGTGCTATTGCCCTTGAAGCCGTAACACCACCACTAATAACACCTCTTGATACTTCGTGTACACCACTTACGTTATCAGCTAGTTTAATCATACTCTCTGCAAATGGTAAAGTTGATGCACTTATATTTCCAGCACTTAATCTGTCAATTCTTTCGTGTGGACCATTTGTATAAAATACTTGTCCTGGTTTATCAGTTGGTCTATTACCCGATATTTTAGCTAAAGATTTACTCATAACTATAGCGGGATTACCGTGATATATAAGGTTATCCATACCTTGACTTAAAGCAATACTCGAACCTACTGCTAAAGACTCGACGACTTCTGGCTCTCCCTTACCATAAAAAGAATGTGCAGAAGGATAATTTTTAAACATAACTACAGGAATAAAGTCATAGGGAGCTTTTTCGTCTTGGAGGAGTGTTTTGCCAGACCAAGTGGCGAGACGAAGTTCGCTCCCCTTATAATACCAAGATTCTTTTAATATGCACATACCACCTTTATATTCGGTTGATTTCATATCTTCTTGGTTGTCTGACCTTCCTAATTCAGGAGTTTTATCTGTAGCATAAGATTTTTCATTCTTTATAAAAGAACGATATTCATCTATTTTCCCTTCTGGACTTACTTCCTTTCCGTATTGATCTTTAACATTGTCACAATATGTTGGAGTTGCAAATATTATACATTGAGCATCTTGTATAGATGTAGCGAGTGGATCAACAAACACGGTGAATATATCTGGATTAATAAATTCTATTTCATCATCTATTATCGCTAATTTTAAAAATCCATTTCCAAAAGTTAAACCATCTCTTTTCATTCCAGCTAAAGCACGAATTGCTTTTTTATCATCCATAACCCACTCTATTGCCTTTTGTGCTTCATAAGCTGATTTCATTTGCTCTTCACGTTTAGGCATCACGTCTACTACTCCAGGACGATCTGTTATAATAGAATACATAGTTTCTAATACACCATGTACAATATTAGGTTCTATACGAGTTTTATATTTAGGTAGATTGAATGGTTTTAAAATGTCTCCGTTATATAACTCTTCATTTCTTCTCCATCTGTTTACTTGAGCTTTACGACCATCTCTAGCTGCAATAAACATTTTCTCAAGGTGATTAATCATACCTATATCACCTTCTTTATAAGAATCCATATCTACGTCTATATCTTTATATTTTTTCTTAGCCATTTAATTATTCACCACTTAATACATAATCGTTATAGTCATCACCATCTTCATACATACGTCTTTTACGTTTTTTCTTAACGCCATCAAATAATTTTTTATCTTCTTTTTTATTTTTAGCAATACGTTTTTTTGCTTGTTCTGGTGTTTCGTTTGCATATTTTTTATATCTTGGCATCATTTACTCCAATCATAGTTCCAATTTTTAGGTTCTGGATTAATTAAAGATTCATATTTTAATTCATCTTTAGTTTTCTTTTTAACTCTCTCAGGTGCTTGAATATGACTTAAATTATATCGTAAGGCATCGAGAACGTGATCCTCTAAAGTTGTATCTAAATCTTCAGGTCGTTTTTCATCACAAATCATCTCAGGTATAGTTCTTACTAAATTAGGTGCAGAACCTTTTATTACTACAAAATTTGGTGGTTTATTTTCCTCTACCTTCATAAGTTGAGATACATTCGCCCAACCATTTATCCTATCGTTATTAGCAGGATTTAAATTTGGAACATAGGGCTGTTCACTAGAACCCATCATTGCGTGGGCTATAGATGCATCCGTATACATAGATGCGTGTTCTTGTCTCCACGACATAGGGTTTCTTGTCCACATACTAGGATCACCAAGACTCATCTCTATATTATGACCTTGACACTTTTTAGCAATAATTTCTCCTAATTCCATTGGATGTTTTTCTTTACCATATATTTCATCAAAAATAAAAACACGTCCCTTATCAGTAACCTCAGTAAAAATTACTGCGTGTGGAGCTGCATACCCCCAATCTATGCCCAAAAATTTTGAATTATTAGGATTTCCATAACCAATCTTCTTTGCATCTTCTATATCCATAATATGATATGAAGGGTCCCACTCCTTAAAATATTGTCCAGCAAAAATATCCCAACGACCTTCGAGCCAAGCTTCTTTAAGTGGTGATGGTAAAGATTTTAAATAATTCACATAATCCGGATCAGCTTCCATAAGTTTTGGATTATCATATATAGTTGCTGGTACATATATTCTATATCTTCCACTAACAGGGTCTTTAAAGGCTTTATTTGATTCCTTTACGTCTATTTTAAAACGTCTTTGAATCCAAGCGTGTCCTGGACCCCCTGGATTACAAGTTAAAAATATTTGAGGTTTAATCGTATTAGTAGAACGTACAGATGATATTAATTTCATATAATCTTCTTCACGTGGAATTTGCCCTGCCTCCTCTAATAGGAGACGTTGCACCCCCCAGCCTTGAAAGGCTGCATAGGCATCTTTATCTTTAAGGTGTCCTGTATAAATCTTTGATCCATTTGGAAATTCAATTACTGTTGGTTTTCCTGTGAACTTTGCGTGAGGATATAATTGACGAGCTCTATCAATCCATTGACGAAGGTCAGTATGATTCCTACGAATAACAAGCCCAGCGAAAGTAGGATCACTAGTGCCTTTGAGCATATATGCAATACCAGCGTCTGTTTTTCCCCCACCTCTCGCCCCACCATAGCAGATTTCATATACTGAGTCGTCGATTGATAAGGCTCTTGTTTGTGCTCCTTCATTTGGTTTCCATAATACTTTCATTTAAAAATTTTCATTTGTCATCTTGATTCATAGTTTCTATAATCTCTTTTCCAAACATAAAAACCCCTACGTTAAGAGCTCCAATTGTTAAAAAAATAATATTCATTGATATAAGATAATTCCAAAAACATAATATTCCACAAACTAGATTTAGATACCTTGTTGCTGTTAGATGCTCCACTATTACTGAGGATCACCTATATGGGTATACGGCAACTCGTCGACCAACATTTTCCCTTTTTTATATCCGATTTCCCTATAGGATTTGGACACTATTTTCATACGTTCTATCATTTTCTCCTCTATTACCATCGGATAACTTATCCGACCACCTACTATTCTTTGTTTGGTGTTTCTTGTGATGGTAGTAGTACAAAACCTTTACCATCATCATCATCAGTTAACTTTAACTCTGATGCTTTAAGACTTGGAATAATACGTTCTATAATAAGTTTAGATGCACTTAACGCATCCTTATCGGGCTTATCTGACCCAAGAGTATCTGCAACTTGGAATAGTTTTTCTATCACACTATTGACTTTAGGATTGTCTCTAAATTGATCTATAATAGTTAACCCACTAGGTGGACGACCATTCTTATTCCCGGTAAATCCTGGAAGTATTTGTCCCGTTTTTGGGTCGCGACCTTCTTGTTTAGTGGCTTGTTTTACAAGTTTCTTATCGTCGGTAGACGTTTTACTTGATTTTAAACCAACTTTATCTAGTGTCTTATCCATTTTCAATTGTATTTAGTTTCATATGTTTCCTATAGTTCTTTGATCCATAAGACTCTTTGTATATACACGTACGGCACAACGATGATTTTCTGGGTATGTGATCGGATACGTAGATTGCATTTCTATATTCATAGTGTCCCTTTGATCTTTTATCACAATACTGACATATTATGTATTCATTCTTATCTATTAATCTTCTTATTGGTTGTATATCTTTAAGATTCCGGTACATCATCTGATCCATCTTCTATTCTGTTTACGTAACTATCGTATACATCCCAATCGTAGTTTTCATCTTCTCTTAGTTGTTTGTCTTCATCTATAGTGTTATCTATTAGTTCAGTAGGTTGGGTTAAATCTTTATACATTCTATAAGTTGATAAATACCCTACATAATAACCACTATGCACGGCAATTAAACCCACTATAACACCACTAATAAAGAATAGACTATCAACCATATACTAATACTAATACTATTTATTACTCATAGTTCCCACACTTTTTAATATGGTTACAACTTTTTTTTATATCGAGAAGTTATACTAAGATCATTTTTTTTCTTGCTTTATATTGTTGTACTCTGTTAAACTATCATTGTTGCACTAAGTGTAACTTTAACTTAAATAAAAAAGGAGAAGCATAATATGGATTATCGTAAAGAATACGAAGAGAGAGTTAGTAAGATTAAAGTTAGTGAGTTAACAATAGAGGATAAAAAGATACTTGTAAAGCACTATCTATCTGAAGCACATAGTTATTTTCAGTCTGCTCTCGGTTACGCTGAAGAGTTAGACTATAGGTTTGTCCAAGATTGTATGGACGAAGCTAAAAGTATGGTAGACTATGCTGAAGAACAAGGTGCTGATATGGGGAGCTGGAAATAATATGGATAATAAACTAGAAATAATATGGGATTATATAGTTGAAATGAGCATTGCTACTGAAGATGAATTACGTTTGGTAACTAGTATCAATGGTACAAATGAAGATAGTTTGAACTCTGTTTTATACTCTCGTACAGGATATCATAGTATAGAACAGATAATCGAAATGAGGGTTGCATAAATGAAAGATGTCATCGTTGTTATTATTACACGTATTGATGGTAAAATAAATATTAAATTAATAAGTCAAAGGAGAAGCAAATGAAATATAAAACACATAATCAAAAAGAAATTGAAATTATGGCTGGTACAAGTTTCGCAGGTACAATAAAAGTGTCTTATAGTAGGCTGGTAGAATGTTTTGGGAATTCATATGATGATATAGACGAATACAAAACTGATGCTAATTGGATCATACAATTTGAGGATGGGGTAATTGTCATAATTTATAATTGGAAAAATGGTCGTAATTATCTGGGGAATCAAGTTGGATTTCCAAAAGAAGATATTACTGAATGGCATATAGGAACACGTGGTAAAGATAGATCAATTGGACTAAAGAGAATTAACCATATTCTTAGAGATGGTAATTTGCGTAATCTTGTAGATAATCTACATTCAGATATAAATGATTTATATCTTGCAATGGATGGTGGTAAATGTGGTGATGATGATATATTAAACTCACTAAGGGGAATTAATAACCATCTAACGGACCAATTAAATTTGGGTGTATATGATATAAATGGACGTGATATAAATAGGAGAGTAAAATGAAAACCAAACTAATTACGAATAAAAAATTATATACAATTTCGTTAAACTTACATCTAACTGAACTCGAATACAATGCCGTTCAAGTTGCATTGGATCACCTATCGGAACACCTTAAAGAAAGTCTTGATGACTCACAATTAAATGATGATGAACGGTCTGATCTTGAAGAAAAAAGGAGTGCAACTTTAACTGCTAAAAATAAATTCGATATTAGTAATACTTGTATTGTCGATGAATGTGAAAATGTTGTAGTAAATGATAATAAACTATGTCACAACTGCTATGATGATGCAACAAGGTTTGGTGAAGAATATAACCAACTCCCAAATCTTTTAGGTGAATCTAAAGAAAAAGGTTAAATTATGGATGTGAATTGGGGAAGTGAATTAAAAGAAATACGTAAAGAAATGGGGATTAGCCAGGAGAAGATGGCTAAATTACTTGGTTACTCTTCTAAACATATAATTAGCCGTATAGAGAGTGGTAATAAGGAAATGTCTACTATCTCTGTTAAGTGTGTTAAGTTTGCTTATAGACTATATAAGGAAGGTTTATTAAGTAAAGTAGATTATATGTAGTTGGGGTTCAATCTTTATTAAAACTAAGGGTGGCTTGATCGTCACCCTTTTTTATTACGTTGTGGTATTTTTTGTCTTATCTTTATAAACTTTTCACTCATAACATATTCCTTATCTAGCTCAAGCCAATAATCCAAAGCTTTAGCAAAGTTTTTAATAAACTCATACTCTTCTTTCATCCAGATTTTTTTTGTTACTTGTAAAACCCAATCTAATCTATTGTAATTAGTTCCACAATCAAGCCTAGATATTGAATATGTAGACCAATGTTTTTCACCTTTTTCTTTAAACAAGATATCAAAATAGTTTTCATCGTAATCGTATTTAAACTTGAACTTAGTTGTGGTATTTTTTATCTTATATTGCATAATTTAAAAAGTCCCTTAAATGCTCAAGTGTTTCAAACGGCATACACTCCATAATAAAAATAGTGTCTATTTCTGACGTAATCTCTAAAGTAAAATCTACCGGATTTCCTTCTATATAATTTATTTCAATAATTAAATGACCTAAATTTTGTTTAGCTTCATCATTCTGTCCTAAACTTATACAAGTTTGAGAAGTATGGCTCAATCCTTCAGGTGCTTTAAATGAAAAACCATTGACCCTTAGTGACCCATTTTTTATCTTACATAAGCCTTGTAATTGTTTTATTTGTTTTTCTATATCCATTTTCATATTTCTCCTTTTTAAACGTATGGCATTGTATAATATTTTATTTTCATCACAATCGATATCTTTTTTCATATTTCTCCTTTTTATATGAATATTTTTACAATTATAATAATCTTCAAATTCTGACCTTTCGCCACATTCTAAACATATATCTGAATCATCTTGTGGTATTGATACACAACACTTACTAACTTGAATTTTAAAGGGGATAGTTGTGCGGATTTTGCTCTTTTGACCATTGCTATGCTTGTTTTTCAAAATAAGAAACGTATCCCCTAATTTTTTGCAACTGGGCTAGAATACGTACTAGGCGCGACCATAGTATTCCCTTCTAACCATTGACCAAGGAAGATTATTTTAACGGACCGTGCTTCCATAGGCAGTTGCAATTTCAATTTTCTTTTTTCTTGTCTAATAAATTTCTAAAATCTTCTCTTAAAGAATATATTATGGCTTGTAATCTTGCAATCTCTTCTACAGCCATTCTGAATTGTTTCTTATAATATTCTTTATTTTTTATCATACATTTTTTTTAAAACTTTTCCTATTGCTTTAACTACAGGAACACTTACTGCATTCCCTAATTGTTTATATCTCTGTGTATCTGATTGTCCTTCTGTCCATCCATCTGGAAAACCTTGTAATCTTTCACATTCAATTGGTGTGAGTCTTCTAATTGAGCCTTTATCATACAATCTTAAAGTGTTATGATGTGGTTCTGTTAATGCAGGGGAATGATCTTGTGTCTTTCTATTATATAAATCTAATGCCTTGATATCATCCTTATCTAGGTTTGACTGTTCCAATGTTTCATTCAATGCCTTTGATCCGTAATTAGGTTTTTCTTCCCCTTCAATCATCACACCATGTGGACCTTGAGATGTTAAAGTAAACATATCCTCACCACCTTCTTTGATCCTTCTACCATTTTGTTTTTTATTATTTCTACTTATATCTTGTATTGGTTTAACAATTAAACTACTTGTTGTATCTGTTAGTATAGTATTTGAAACATCATCTTTTCTTATTTCTAAATTGCCTTGTGGTTTACCTTCTCTCCCTCTAATTGCTCCTGACCTTATAACTAAACCTTGCATTTTTGATAATTCATTTTCTGAGTTATGTGAAGCAGTTAAACAAGGAGCATCACCACTAGACCTTACTCTTAAACCTTCATCATTTCTATAGTCTGCAATTTTTACCAATTTTGGGTCCTTATGATCTCTCGCACATAGTGTTGGGCTTATTTTTTTCCATCCATATTCTCTACTTGGGGCTGCACTAATTCTTGTTCCATCGTCTTCTCTACCTCTTGGATTCTCTCTACCATTTTCTCTGATAGGAAATATTTTTGGTCGACTTTCTCCTCTAAAACGTCCGACAATGTATATTCGCTCTCTATTTTGGGGTAAAAACCACCGAGTATTAAGTAGTTGGCACTCAATGGTATAATCAAGGTCGGCAAGAACTCCGTAGATAGTAGCAAATGTTCGTCCATCTTCGTGGTTAAGTAAGCCTTTAACATTTTCGAGTATAAAGTATGGGATTGGTTTCCCAACATCTCTGAAATATCGTAAAATCCGTGCGATTTCAAAAAATAAAGTTCCTCTGGTATCATCGAATCCCTTCCTTTTTCCAGCAATTGAGAAAGCTTGACATGGGAATCCTCCACAAAGGATGTCAATGTTATTTGGCAAGTCTCTTCCTGGTTGAACATCGGTAACTGATCCAACGTATTCTGATCTTGGGAATCTTTTTTGATATTGTTGGATTGCATATTTATCTATCTCTGAAAAACCAACCCAATCGAATTTGAATCCGGCTTGTTCTAAACCTAAATGAAAACCACCTATCCCGCTGAATAAGTCCAACATATTCATTTATCATTTATTATTCTTTCAATAGCAGATGATGATAAATAAAATTCATTGCATAAATGAGATATTCTATCTGAATAAGTCCAATCTTCCATAAAATTTTTCATATAATTCCAAAGTGTTTTTATTTTAGCATCTCTAATTTCAAGTTCTAATTTTTCGTTTATAAATTCGGATAATTCTTTTCTGTATTTACTCACAAGATTTACATACCTTTCGATCTTTACCTATAGTTGGAAATTGTCCTGCCTTGTCCACAGGTTCATATCCACTTCCAGGAACAAAATGAAAAACAATATTACAGATATTACAAACATAACCTTTGAATTTATAATCCCATTTACTTTTAGGTTGCCTAGGAGCATCTGTTTTATAATTTGTAAAAAAATCCCTTGGTAGAAACCATCTATCTTTCATCTAATATAGTATCCATATAATTCAATTGATCCCAGTATTGTAAAAGACCAAGCAACTAAGGACCATATTATTAATAAAGCATAAACACCTATTCTATTCATTCTACATCCCCTCTTATTTTTAAACCAAAGTCTGTAAAAATATTTGAAATACATTTTGATTGCGTATAATCTTGTTCTAATACTAATTTTTTTTTCTTTTTGTAATAATCTTCCAACTTCATCCGAAACTCCACCAAATCTAGGTAAGTCCCTTTTGAAATAGGGTATTGTCTCGCCATATTCTCTAACAATTGTACCGTCCCCTCTCCGAATATTCTGTTTATAGCCATATTCATAGGTTCTGTTACCCCTTGTCCCCACATATTGTGACAACCACGACATTGGGAAATAGTATTTCTTTCGTCCCATCTTAATATTAAATTGTTTCTTCCTATTTTGTGACTCCAATCTAGTTGACCAAGTGGAGTTGAATCCTTGTGAATTCCACAAGTTTGACACGTATATTGATCCCTTGCTTTGACATAATTCCTCACGGCTTTGTCTAGCCGATGTTTCATTCTTGTCTTTGTTGGGATTTTTCTCGGCACTATTCATCCTTATCATATTTAATTGGTGGAGTTGAATCAGACTCCCATTGTTTTTGTCGTTCTTTAAATATCTTATTAAATTTTTCGGTCATCTCATCACTATACCAACCATCAATAACACGATAACGATCTCCTTTACCTTGAGTTCTGTAAGTATCTTTAACAGGATCGTTATATCTATCGGGACTAGAGTTTTTCTTTTTATTACGTTTAGCAGTATCTTCTTGCTCTGCTATACGTTTATCTTTTTTTGATGACATTCCCATATTTATTCCAAATTTGAGGGATGGTCAGCATCGCCATTTATATAGGTTTCTATTTTTGTTTCCGACAAATCATCCTGTCCCAAACCATCCCTTATTTTATCTAACTCATAATTAAATTCTTTTACTACATTTGGTACAAAATGACCAAATTGCTTTATTAACTCTAAACATAGAGATATCATTTTATCTTGCCTTGTGACCTTAACTGACAGAGATTCTATTTTCTCTGCCAGTTCTTTATTTGCTTTACTTAAATGTTCAAAATCCATATTAAAATGGTATTGCGTCTTCAGTTTTATTTTTAGGCGTTTTCTCTGGATCAC